GCACATACTCCATCCTGAGATGTATGATGAAGATGGAGAGATTTTACGAGATGAACTGACTTACTTGACACTGCTCGATGAGGATGATATACTAGAGGATGAAGATGACTAAAATCTAAGATGATCCTTATCGACATGAACCAAGTGATGATTTCCAATCTCATGGTTCAAACTAAAATCTCAGAAGGAATCGATAAAGGACTAGTTCGCCACATGGTACTCAACTCACTTCGGATGTATGTCCAGAAGTTTTGTGAAGAGTACGGGCGTGAACTAGTCCTTTGTTATGACTCTAAGCGTTACTGGCGACGAGAGTTCTTTCCTTACTACAAAGGAACACGCAAGAAAGATCGAGAAAAGTCCAACTTTAATTGGGGTCAGATCTTTGAAGTTCTGAATGAAATCCGAGATGAAATTCGTGTACACATGCCATACACAGTTATGGAAGTAGACGGTGCTGAAGCAGATGATATTATTTCTGTGATGACAAAGCAAGTTGCAGTTAAGAATATTCGTCTGCAAAAAGATATGCAACCTGTTGAGAAAGTTCTTATCCTTTCGGGAGATAAAGATTTCATTCAACTGCAGAAGTATCCTTGGCTTAGACAGTACAATCCTGTAATGAAAAAGTTTGTTTCTGGAATGAATCCAAAACAATACATCATTGAGCATGTACTCAAAGGTGATAAGTCAGATGGTATTCCAAACTATCTTTCGCCAGACGATACCTTTATTGAGGGTAAGAGGCAACGACCACTGATTAAGAAGACCCTAGATAAGATTGTACATCTATCTCCAGAGCAGTTTTGTAATGAAGAACAGATGCAATACTACAAGCGGAATTTGACCTTGATTGATTTCTCATATATACCTGTAGAGGTCGAAGAAAAAATTATCGAATCATATGATTCCGTGACCCCAGCTCCCAGAAACAAAATGTATACTTATTTTGTGAGCAACCAACTTATTACTTTACTTGAAAAAATTGAGGAGTTTTGAAATGTCAATGACTACAAGCAATCGCCTTCTGATCTCTGAAGTTCTTCAGAAGGTATCGAACGCAAAAACTAAAGCAGAAAAAATTAAAATTCTTCAGGACAATAATACACAAGCACTTCGTTCTATTCTGATTTGGAATTATGATGAAAGTGTAATTTCTATGCTTCCTGAAGGTGAAGTTCCATATCGTCCTAACGAAGCACCAGCAGGAACAGAGCATACTGTTCTTGAGAAAGAAGCACGTAAACTATACTACTTTATTAAGGGTGGAGATAATTCTATCAAGCAACTAAAACGTGAAATGATGTTTGTGCAAATGCTTGAAGGACTTCATTCATCAGAAGCAGAACTTCTTGTTTTAGTTAAAGACAAGAAACTTCAAGATAAGTATCGAATAACAAAAGCCGTAGTACAAGAAGCATTTCCCCAGATTACATGGGGAGGTCGTTCCTGATGAAGATTATTCATAAAGATTGTGATCCATCATTAGCAGAAGATCGTTCTCTACCTTATAATTGTTATCTGGTTACATATAAAATGGATGGATCTACTTGCTATGACCTTGTAATTACAGACAAAAAGGTTGATATTTTTGATTACTATTGGGATAGATATCGAGAAGATTTTATTACCTTTAAACAGTCTGAAGGTAGGACCAATCCTAAAATTTGGAATCCTCCTAAAAAACAACAAGAAAAGAAAAGGAAATGAACTTCAATTTCAACTTTGGCAAAAAGAAACCAGATAAGAAACAACTCATTATTGTTGGTGTAGTTGTTTCTACAATCGTCGCAACACTTTCACAGTGTACTGGTATATCTGAAAGTACTATTTGGGATTTACTCGATGAGTTTCAGAGAAAACATATGCCAGGTGGGATCCTAAATGAACTCATACTCAAAGATCCTGACAAACTAGAACGTAGATATAAACGTGATGTTGACAATGCGATTGATGACTATTGGAAACAGACTGGACTGAAACCTGCCGAAGTTGATAAACCAAACTTCATAGAGAAGGAAGTTGATAGTTCTGTGTGCTACACTAAAGAGTGTCAATCACTAGGAGGTGAAATGAGACTCTGTTCTCCATGGACATTTGATTGTAAGAAAGATGAGTAAGAAAACAACTATCTTCCTGGATCCTAGAGGTCCAGCAATAGAGCAAGCACAAAAAGAAGTAGAAGAACTTCAACAAGAATTAGAAGAGAAACAAAAACAAGAAAATATTGAAAAGGGAATGGCAATCGTCAATGGATTGTTTGCTTATATTGTAATCCTTCCATTGCTATTCATGTTTGCTTTTAACGTATCCTTGACAAAGATGTTCAGTCTTGATAAAATAGGTTACGTTGAATCCCTCGGGATCGTAATCGTTGCAAGAGTTTTAAGAGGTAAAAGATCTAATGGCTAAAGTATGTTTGGTTTCTGTTAGTCCTGATGCAGAAAAGACGATGGCATATATCGCACGGGTAAGTAATCCAGCAAATCAGGACAATGAAAATTATGCTAAACTACTAAAGTATTGTATTGATCATAATCATTGGTCTGTCTTTGAGCAAAGTACAATGACTCTTGAGATCGAAACCAATCGTGGTATCGCAGCTCAAATTCTTCGTCATAGATCCTTCACATATCAAGAATTCTCACAACGATATGCAGATGCTACTCTCCTAGGTGAGGAACTTCCAGTTCCAGAACTTAGAAAACAAGATACTAAAAATCGTCAAAACTCTACTGATGATCTGGATCCAGAACTCAAGAGAAGTTTTGAACGTCGTATCAAACATGTCTTTGCAGATATTATGGATCTGTATGATGATATGCTTGCTGCAGGAGTCGCAAAAGAATCAGCACGTTTCGTGCTTCCTTTAGCAACACCAACCAGAATTTACATGACTGGTTCATGCCGTTCATGGATACATTATATCTCTCTGAGATCTGCTAATGGAACTCAAAAGGAACATATGCAGATTGCTGAAGCAGCAAAAAAAGTATTCATCTGCCAATTCCCTACAGTTGCGGAAGCACTTGGATGGAATTGTGACTGTGAAGACGTACAACCTTGTATTAGGATTGATTAAAATGAACAATCAAGAAGTAATCCACATTGCAAAAGAATGTGGACTTGTCTATAATAACAATCATGATATTCTAGATTTCTATCAAAAAATTCGTAAAGAACTTAAAAAAGAATTCTCGGAATTGTCAGAAGTCCATAACACTAAATAAGAGGAGGTGTATCTTGCCAACATATCCCGTTAAAAACAATAAGACTGGAGAAACCAAAGAACTTTATATGTCTATGGCGGACTATGACCAGTGGAGGAAAGACAATCCCGACTGGGAAAAAGATTGGTCTGCTGGAATTGGTGGAGTTACTTATGGTCTTCCTAAACAGTCAGATGGTTTTAAAGAGGTGATGTCAAGAGTGCAAGCAAATCACCCAAGAGCAAACCTATCTCGTTTCACCTAGTATGCCAGTAAAAAAACGGAACAACAATGCAGTCGTACCTGCAGGAATGAGTGCTAAACAAATGAGAAGAAAAAAACCCATTAACAATGAGCACCTTCTCAATATTGAGCCACTAACAGATTCTCAAAAATCTGTATTTGATTGTTGGGCAGAAGACAAACATTTAGTTCTACATGGTTGTGCTGGTACTGGTAAAACATTTATCAGTCTTTATCTTGCACTTAGAGAAGTATTAAATCCTAATACTCCTTATGATAAAATTTACATTGTACGTTCCTTAGTTCCTACTAGGGAAATTGGTTTCCTCCCTGGAGATCATGAGGATAAATCTGCACTTTATCAAATTCCATATAAGAATATGGTAAAGTTCATGTTTGAAATGCCAGATGACAATGCATTTGAAATGCTGTATAATAACCTGAGAACTCAGGAAACTATTTCATTCTGGTCAACTTCATACATTCGTGGTGTTACTCTTGATAACTGCATCATCATCGTAGATGAATTTGCTAATCTTAATTTCCATGAACTTGATTCAATGATTACTCGTGTTGGTCAAGATTGTAAAATTGTTTTCTCTGGTGACGTTTCACAATCCGACCTTGTGAAACAGAATGAAAAGAACGGTGTTCTTGACTTTATGAAAATTCTTGAGACAATGGAAGAGTTCTGTTGTATTGAGTTTGGTGTTGATGACATTGTTCGTTCTGGACTTGTACGCAACTACATTATTAGTAAATTGAATTTAGGTTTCTGATGTTTAATTTTGTTGATCTTCCTGTAAAACTTTCCGATATTGAGTCCATAGATAGAGATGGACAAAGATTCTATCCTGTACCATGCGGAAAGTTTTATCCTTCTATCACTACTGTCACTTCATTTAAGAAGGCAGCATTCTTTAAGGAGTGGAGACAAAGAGTTGGTGAAGAAGTTGCTAATAGGAAGACTGCAAGAGCAACTGGAAGAGGAACAGAGTTTCATAGTATTGTTGAACATTATCTAAAAAATGAGCACATTTCTTCTGATACTTTTAAGCCTCTTCCTTTCACGTTATTTCAAGTTGCGAAACCTATTCTTAATCGCATTAATAATATTCATTTGCTTGAAGGGGCTTTATATTCCGATTATCTTGGTGTTGCTGGTCGGGTTGATTGCATTGCTGAGTTTGATGGGGATTTAGCAGTAATCGACTTCAAGACATCTGACAAAGATAAGAAAGAAGAATGGATTGAAAACTATTTCGTACAAGCAACTGCTTATGCAGTTATGTTTTACGAACTGACTGGTATTCAACCAAAAAAGATCGTGATCATCATCGCCACAGAAGAAGGTCATTGTCAGGTGATTGAAAAAACAAACCTAGATTATTATTTTACATTATTAAAGGAGTATATTGATGCTTTTA